ATGAAAGAGAAAACAGTGGGCGTATACTGTCCGAGCTACAGAAGATCAGATTGTATCATGACTCAGAATATCCTCAACGATGTAACATATGTGGTGAGAGCTTCGGAAGAGGAAGCATATAGGAACGCCGGTGTCCGGAAGCTGATTTCAGCACCGGATGAAGAAATCAACACTATGTCGAAGGTAAGACAGTGGATTCTGGACAATTCGCCGGAAGATATCATTATCCAGGTTGATGATGATATTAAGCAGATCCTGTACCGGACGGATATCGTCATGGAGATTAAGGATCCGGATGTGATCGACATGGAATTTCTCCGGATAGCTCAGCTGCTCAGTGATCTGAAGCTGGGATATGCTACGATTACAGTTACGCCGAGACCATATCTGTACCAGGAAGAGTTCAAGTTCAACAGCATGGGTGGAGGAATCTACTGGTACAACAAAGAATGCTACAAAGCGAAGAACGATGATAAGGCAGACTGCAAGGAAGACGTAGATAAAATCTTGCAGGAGCTTATGTATAACAGAATTATCCTCATGCCAAAGTATCTTGCTATGTATGTGAAGACAGATACGAATGAGGGTGGAGACAATATCAACAAGAACAGTAAAGTCATCCGGGAATGTAATGAGTACATGAAGCTGAAATGGGGCAAGTATTATGCGTTCGATGACAAGAAGAATACTGTAACAATTAAAGTGTCGAGGTAAGAAAGATGAAAGCAGTTGAAAGTTTGAATAAGAAAATGCACGATATAATCACCAAATGCAGCGGAAAGCAGGTAATCCTGTATGGATACGGAAAAAGCGGTCTGTTCATTGAGTGGTTATGCAGCCATGTATACGGAAAGCAGTTTGCACTGGTGATTGATGACAGCAAGGTAATCCCAGGAATCAACCTGCATAGAAAGATTATCCTGGAATACATTGATCCGGAAGAAACAGTGATCCTGGTTTCGTTCCGAAGAGAGCGAATGACGGAAAGTGATATGTCACAAATGACGGCACACGGTTATGAAGAGGGCAAGAACCTGTTCTATCTGAAAGATATGATTATGCCGGACACCCTGGGACTCTACAGTTTTCTGGAGCATGAGTGCGGAACGGATTTCTTAAAGCGTGTGGATCAGTCAGAGTTCGACTATGAAAGCCCGGACGCAACAGCATGTGGAGCAAGCAGAGAAAGAAGTCTGCTGGATATGTGCCGGATGCCGGGAATCTTCAATGGCAAGGTCCTGGATTTTGGATGTGGCAAGGGAGCCGCAATCGCTATCATGAAAATGGCAGGAATCAAAGAGGTGGACGGAGTAGAGCAGAGCCACATGCTGGCAGAGATCGCCAGGGACAATATGAAGAAGCTGGGAGAGGATATGGTAGCAATCTTCAATGAGGATGCTACAGAGTTCACAGATCTGCTGGACATGTACGACACGTTCTACCTGTACGATCCGTTCAGAGGAGAAACCTTCAAGAAGGTCATTAAGAATATTGAGGAGAGCGTCCGTAGGAAGGAACGGAAGGTAACGATTGTCTATGCGAACCCGTGGCTGCACCGGGAGGTGGAAGCCGGAGGCGTATTCCATCTGACGAAGCAGATCAGCACGGAGTTCTTCTTGAATATCGTAAATGTCTACGAAAATGAATAAATTGTAAAATATCTGTTTGACTGCCTGCGAACATGCTTGCTACGATGACGATACGAAAAATATTCATACGAAAGGAAGTATCAGAAAATGGGAAGACCACAGTTATACACCAAGAACGGGCATAGCATGTACGATATGGTAAGCTTGCTCCAGAAAGCAATCAGAAGAGGTGACGTAGAGATTGCCGGGTACGCAGCGAATGAGCTGAGAGGCAGGTACAACGCATACCTCTGGAGAAGATTGCTGGCAATATCAGCAGAAGACTGTTACGGAATCATGACAAAAGAAATTGAAGCCTTGCGACAAGCAGACGATGTTTACAATCAGAAGAGAAAAGGTTATGAACGTGAGCCACTGTTTATTAGCAAGGCTATTACTTTGCTCTTATATGCAAGAAAGAACAGAGATGCTGATTACTTCAGCTGCAACTGTATGCAGAGTGAAAGAGTAAAGAATTTTGACGAATACCTCAGAATTGAAGATTGTGAATTCTCCGGGATGCCCGGATACGCATATGATTGTCATACGCTGGAAGGGAAAAGAAGGGGAAAGACAGTAGCAGACTTCATTGTAGAAGAACAGAAAGACTTGAAGCCGTATCAGCCGGGAATGTTCGATGAAGAATCCTGGGATAGATTCCTGGGAGCCAACAACAGAGGCGGTTGGGATAATACGGATAAGAAATATCCACAGCCAACGGAAGCGCAGCTGAAGGAGTTAGAAAACGAAGATTTTCAAGATGGAGCACCGGTGAGGTATGAGCAGATGGATCTGTTTGGAGGAAGCAAGTGGTAACGAAAACGGATATTGTAAAAGGACTGGTAAAACAGAAGAGTTACCGGAAAGCGTTAGCGATTGCGAAGAAGTTCGTCATTGGAATAGACAAGGGAGAGCATGACGCAATGGTAAGGGCGCACGAATGCATGACCAACCCTAGATTTTATGAGCAGTTGGGTATTGATACCGGACAGGCGATAGCCGATGGAGTGGAAGTGCTGGAGAGATTATACGGGTGAAACCCGGAGGGTAACAGAATAAACATGAGAGAGCAGTGATTTCGTCAAGAGATACACTGCTTTTTTCATGCAGAAGAGAGGTGGTTTGGTGGCAAATGAGCAGAACCTCATTCCTCTTGGATCTGGGAAACGAAGTGAGAAGGAAGAAAGAGAGATGCGTTCCCGTGGTGGTAAGAAGTCCGGAGAGACGAGGCGTAAGAAAACAGCCATGAAAAAGGTGGCAAATTTACTGCTCAACATGCCTGTATCTGAAGAAGCCTATCCGACAATTATCAATACATTGCAGAAGATGGGCTTTGAAGATGACATGATAACCAACCAGACAGCAATGCTTGTGAGTATGTGGAGAGAAGCTATGGATGGAAATGTCAGAGCTGCTGAGTTCATGCGAGATACCGCCGGACAGAAGCAAGAAAACATCCAGGCTCAGAAAGAGTTCGAGTATAAGAAAGAACGAGATGCAGGTATCAGCCAGGAGATTGAGGATTTGGATGATATAGAGGAAGAGATTTATGGCAAAGCAAAAGAAAGTCAAGAAAGTAAAGAAGAAGGATCTGAAGCGGAAGAAGACGATAATGTTTAATTTCGGGGAAGGGCATAAGGAATATATCAGAAGATGCCGGTTCTGTACGTTCAATATCCTGGAAGGTGCGGTACGTTCTGGAAAGACGGTGGATAATGTTTTCGCATTTGCCCAGGAACTGAAGACAACGCCAGATAAGATTCACCTGGCAACCGGTTCTACGATGGGTAATGCTAAGCTGAATATCGGAGATGCCAACGGGTTCGGTCTGGAATGGATTTTCAGAGGTCAGTGCCACTGGGGCAAGTACAAGGACATGGAAGCGTTGATTATCAACGGACCATATACGAACTTCAAGCAGAAAGTAGTGATCTTCGCCGGGGCTTCCTCTTCAGACAGCTTCAAGAAGATTCGTGGTAACTCTTACGGCATGTGGATTGCAACCGAGATCAATCTGCATCATGACACAGCAATCAAAGAGGCATTCAACAGACAGCTTGCAGCTAAGAACCGTAAGATATTCTGGGACATGAACCCGGAGCATCCGAAAGCACCGATCTATGAAAACTATCTTGATGTGTACGATCAGAAAGCAAAGGACGGGACTCTGAAGGGTGGATACAACTATGCACACTTTACGATCTTTGAGAATGTGAATATCACGAAGGAACGTCTGGAAGAGATTGTCAGCCAGTATGACGAGAACAGCATCTGGTACGTCCGGGATATCCTGGGAAAGAGAAGTATTGCAGAAGGTCTGGTGTATACTCAGTTCGCTTCACTGGCGGCTATGGCTAACAATCCGATGAAGATTACGGTAGCACAGGCACAGGAAATGATTAAGAGGAACGAGCTGCAAGGAATTACGATTGGAGTTGACTTTGGAGGCAATGGATCCGGTCATTCGTTTGTTGCATCAGCACCGACTGTTGGATATGGAAAACTGGTAGCACTGGTGTCGGAACTGCACAAAGAAGAGCTTGATCCGGATTCTCTTGGTCAAGTCTTCCTTGCCTTTGTAAAGAAGGTTATCAAGTTGTTTGGTGGTGTAAGTAAGGTCTACTGTGATTCAGCTGAGCAGGTGCTTATCAGAGGACTCAGAACGGCTATGGCAAGAGCAGCAATGGGGGATATCAAGGTTGGCAATGCCAGAAAAGACAGGATTAACGACCGGATATTCTGCTTCACATCCCTGGTTGCACAGGGGAGATTCGCATATACAGAGCTGTGCGATACTCTGGAAGACGCACTCAGCATGGCAGTGTGGAGACCGAATACAGTTGAGCTGGAACGATTGGATGACGGCACATCTGACATAGACACTCTGGATGGCTTTGAATACAGCTATGAAAGAGATATCAGAAACTACATAAAGACACAGGCAGGGTAGGTGAATACGTTGAAATTCAGCATTAAAAATTTTATCAGAAAGTGGGTGGGTAAGTTGTTTCCCAGAAACAGTATAGAGAAAGAAATGAAAGTCCAAATAGCAGTATCTGGTTCGATGGATAACGCTATACAGCTGTGGAAGGACATGTATGAGAATCATCCACCCTGGTTTGGGAAAGATGGGACTCTATGCACGAATATACCGGCAACCATTGCAGAAGAAATGGCACGGCTTGTGCTTACAGAGTTTGAACTGAACGTAACCGGCAGTCCGATGGCAGACTTCATTAACGATCAGCTGGAGAGAGAACTGTCCGATCTGGATATCCAGGTTGAGAGGTATTGTGCCGAAGGGGGTATTGTGCTGAAACCCTATGTCTCAGTAGGCATGGACGGGCAGCCAAACAAGATAGAGATAGATTTCATAGAAGCAGACAAGTTTTACCCGACTGCATTCAACAGCAAGGGCGAGATCATGTCTGCTATTTTCTTACAGCATAAGAGAATGGGCGAATATCTGTACACCAGGCTTGAATACCATGAGTTCTCTGGAAACAGTATAACGATTGTCAATAAGGCGTACAGATCGGAGAGGATAACATCTTACACCGATGACGAAGAACCGACCATAAACCAGCCGTTTGATGAAGAAGTCTCACTCTCTGAGGTTGATGAATGGGCTGGACTTTCAGAAGAGCCGGTAACGATCAACAACGTAGAGAAGCCTCTGTTTGTTTATATCAAGGTTGCCAAGAGTAACAACATAGATAGAAGCTCGCCTCTGGGAGTATCCATTTACTCTAAAGCTATTGAGCTGATACATGAAGCTGACCGGATGATGGGGCAGATCGTGTGGGAATACGATGCCAAGGAAGCGGCGGTGCATGTCTCAGAAGAATATCTGAAAGCTGATAAGCACGGTAAGCCGGTTCTCCCAGAAGGGAAGGAAAAGCTCTACCGGGCATTTGACGAAGGAACCGGAGGAAACAAACTGTTCGATGTGTACAGTCCAGATATCAGAGATGCACCGATGTTCAGCGGACTCAATAAGATTCTGAAAAGAATTGAGTGGAATGTTGGATTTGCATACGGCACGATCTCCGATCCGGATGAACTGGAGAAAACAGCAGAGGAAATCAAGTCTTCCAAGCAACGATCATACAGAACCGCAAGCAGATTACAGGGTGCATGGCAGAAAGGTTTTGAACATCTGGTAGATTCAATGGTAGTTCTTATCAACCTGTACAGAATGACTCCATATGGTTCAGTCAATGTGAACTGTTCCTGGGGAGATAGCGTTCTGGAAGATACTGACAAAGAGTATCAGCGGAGATGGGCTATGGTTGTTGCTGGGAAACTGAAGCTGGAGAAGTTCATTGCCTGGTACTTCGGATGCACAGAGAAAGAGGCTGCGGATTATATACCAGATATGCAGGAAGATGACTTCCCAGAAGAAGAGTAGGAGGTATGAACCATGTTGACACCAGAATATCTTGCATCGTTCTCCAGTGGATATTTGGGTATGGTTGACAATCTCAATGAGCAGATAGTCCGAGACATAGCCAGGAGAATGATAAAGACGGGCAAGGTTACGGATACTGCTAAGTGGCAGATAAAACAGGCACAGGAATCCGGGAAGCTCCTGGATGATATTGTAGCAGAAGTTGGGAGATTCACTGGATACTCAGACAAGCATGTCAAAGAGCTGTTCAAAGAAGCCGGAGTAACCGGGATAAGGAATGATGCGAAACCGCTGATAGAAGCTGGCATAATAAACGATGCCAAGCTATCAAAGAATATGTCTGATTTGCTTCTGGCAAACGCAAAGAAGACGTCCGGGGACATCAATAACCTTACGATGACAACGGCAGTGAAGAGCAAACAGCTATATATGCAGTCATTGAACGAAGCATTGCTCAAGATTCAGAGTGGTGCTTTTTCTTATCAAGAAGCTCTTAGGTATGCAATCAGAAAAGCTGCACAAGCCGGGGGAATGGTGTTGTACGACTCCGGAGCACAGATGTCACTTGATGCGGCGTTGCGAATGGCTCTACTGACAGGACTCAACCAGACGGTTGCCACGCTTACAGAGATGTATGCGGACGATATGGGGGTTGAGTATTATGAGACAACCGCACACCCTGGGGCAAGATTAGAGCATACCTACTGGCAAGGACAGGTCTTCAAGATTCATGGAGAAGGTGACGGATACAGGAATTTCTACGATGCTACCGGTTACGGAACAGTTACCGGGTTATGCGGAGCAAACTGTAGGCACAGCTTTTATCCTTATTGGCCAGGGATATCCAAACCGGCATATACGAAAGAAATGCTGGACGATTATTCTGTAGCGAAGTTCAGTTATGACGGTAATATGCTCACGGAATATGAGTGCAGCCAGATCCAACGAAGGTTTGAGAGAGCTATCCGGGAGAGCAAGAGAATCCTTTGTGGATACGATTCTGCCATACAATATGCTGAGGACTCAGAAACGGAACAATACTTAAAGAGTGAGTTTCAGAAAGAGTCGGTTAAGCTGAAAAAAAGAGAGAAGAAATTGAAGAATTTCTGCTCTGATACCGGAAGATCTGTTGATACTGCACGGACACAGGTTTATGCAGTGAAAGATCAGAATGGAAACATAGTGAATTATGGACGTTCCACCAGTATGAAAGCTGTGTGGGCTAATAGAAAAGCAAAGAAGTAGGAGGTAACAAGACATGTTATTCAGAGAAGCGTTTGAACTGATGAAACAGGGAAAGAAACTGAAGCTGCCATCATGGGCTGGATATTGGTATTGGTCTAAAGATAAGCAGACGATCATCATGCACACGAAAGATGGAGTTGACATGGATATCCGTGAGACACAGATTCCGGATTATACATTTTCCAATATTGCAAGTGATGAATGGACGTTGGCAGATAGCCAGAATTGCCCGGAATTGGGTGGTGAGGCCACCTTCGGATTTGGCGATGCGTATAAGTTCCTGGAAAGAGGACTCAGAGTCACAAAGAAGAGCTGGCATAAAGCCGGAATGTTTCTGACGATGCAACGTCCGGATGAACACAGTAAGATGACAGCTCCGTATGTCTACATCACGATTGATGGAGATTACCGTGTCCCATGGCATCCAAGCCAGGCTGATATGTCCGAGAAGGATTGGATTTTGTACGAAGAACAGTAGGGAGGAGGTGATCCTACTATCTCCCTTCCTTGAGGGTTAGAAAGGAACGCTTTATTTGGCTTTTATGCCAGTAAGCACATATTTCTCCACATAAGCATCTAAAAGCTCTCCAAAGAGCTATCAGAAGCTCACAATGTGGTAATTACGAATTAACAGACTGTATCAAAGCGGTCTGTTTTTATTTTGCCCTGTGATATGGCATATAAACTGTCTCCTTCTCTTGCGTGCGGAGATATAAATGCACGATAGCAGTGCCGGAGTGAACCGGAATCTAAACGAAATCAGCGAAAAGAAGAAAGGAAGGTAAGTAAAAATGGCTTACGAATTTTTAAAGAAACTTTTTGGCACACAGAAGGACGGAGAAGAGCCTAAGGCTATGACCTATGCAGAGCTGGAGGCTGCGATTGATGCAGATAAGAAGATCCAGGTGGTAGATGTGAAAGCCGGGGGCTATGTCTCGAAGGAAAAACTGGATGCCAAGATCACAGAGCTGGACGGTGTAAGACAGCAGCTCACAGATGCCAATACAGAGATCAAATCCTACAAAGAGATGGATATTGATGGCATCAAAAAGTCTGCAAAAGACTGGGAAGACAAGTACAACCATGATACCCAGGAGCTTAATGACAAGCTGGCGAAACAGGAAAGAGATCACCAGATGGACAGATATCTGGATACTGTCGGACTGAAGCCAGGGGCTATGTACCGTGATTATGTCAGAAGAGCTTTTGAGGCGAAAGAACTGAAGCTTGAAAACGGAAAGTTTATCGGTGCGGATGACGTGATGAAAGAACTGAAGGAGAGTCCGGATTACAAAGAAGCATTCGTTGCGGATACACCAGATGACGAACCGGATACACCGGATGTTCCGGATGTACCAGGAAATCCACCGGCACCGAATATGCCGTACTTCTCAACAGGAACCAATTCACAGACACAGGAACCGAAGGGCAACATGTTTGACTTCGGATTTTCTGGAGTAAGAAAAAGAGATTAACAGGAGGTAACTTAACATGGCGAAAGCAATCAATTACGCAACAGAATATCAGAGAGCACTGGAGCAGGCGTTTCCGTATGCGTTATACTTCGGAGCGCTCTATAATACTCCGAACAATGGAAGATTCAGATGGCTTAACGGAAAGACCATCGAGATTCCGAGCATTTCCGTAACAGGTCGTGTGGACTCTACAAGAGATACCATTGCCACGGCCGCAAGAAACTATGACAACAGCTGGACTCCACTGACATTGGAGAATGAAAGAAAGTGGTCTACACTGGTCCATCCGAGAGATGTACAGCAGACAAACCAGGTAACAACGATCTCGAATATCACCAGAGTGTTCAATGAAGAGCAGAAGTTCCCGGAGATGGATGCATATACCGTTTCCAAGATTTATGCAGACTGGACAGCATCTGGAGAGAAGGCTAATACAGAAGCTCTTACAGAAGAGAATATTCTGACTGTCTATGACAAGATGCTGGAAGAGATGTCGGAAGGTAGAGTTCCGAAGATGGGACTGATCCTGTATGTGAATCCGGCAACGAATACTCTGATTAAGAACGCCCAGGGAATCTACAGAACGCTGGACGTTGGTAAGCAGAATAAGCTGTCCAGAGCTATCAAGTCCCTGGATGAAGTTCAGATCGAGGAAGTTCCATCTGAACTGATGAAGACTCTGTACGATTTCACACAGGGCTGGAAAGTAGCTGCTTCAGCTAAACAGATCAATATGATGCTGATTAACCCTCTTGCAGTAATTACACCGGTTTCTTATGAGTTCTCTAAGCTGGATGAGCCGTCTGCTCTTTCAGAAGGTAAGTATGTTTACTACGAAGAGTCCCATGAGGATGTATTTGTTCTGGCAAACAAGAAGAAAGCTATCCAGATGTCTGTAGAGGCGTAAGAGGATCAGATATGCCCTGCCGGGTTCTTCCTGGTGGGGCGATGAAAGGAGAATAGATATGAGTTATATCGTCAAGAAGAAAAACCGTGTACTCAGAATCCCGGAAGAGAAAGCTGAAGAGTATGCGAAGATGGGCTATGAAGTGACTGACGAAGACGGAGAAGTAGTTATGAAGGCGGTAGTTACTTCTGTTGCTGAAGCCCAGGAAACGGTCAATAAGCTCCAGAAAGAGAATGAGGATCTGAAAGTGGATCTGACAAGAGCGTCTGAAACAGTGGTCAATCACGAAGAGAAAATCTCTGAGCTGGAAGCTAAGCTGACGGAGGCTACTCTGTATGCGGAGAATGCCGATAAAAAGATTGCAGATCTCCAGAAAGAGAACGAAGAGCTGAAAGCAGCAATCCAGGCACAGGCTACAATGGGATCAGCTGCACCGGCTTCCGAAGATTCCGGAAAGAAAAAGACAACCAAGACTCCAAAGCAGTCAGAGTAGGAGGAAACCTATGCTGAAAGCGATAAAAGCAGGAAGATCAATCAGAATCCCAGATGAAAGAATGGGAGAGTACATTTCCTTGGGGTATACCATCAAAGATATGGAAGGAAATGTGATTCATGGTCCAGCCGGGAAAAGTCAAAAAACTCCCAAGGAAAAAAGAACAGATCAAGTTTCGGATGTAAAAACATTTGCGGAAGAAAAGTAGATTCGATTATGCAAGGAGAAGCATATGATTAGAAAAGATATAAAAACTCCTTGTGTAAGCTTTGAATTTTACCAAGAAGTTTATCACGGGAGTATTGCAGATGACAAAAATTTCGATAATGCAGAGCTTGAGTCAGAGGCCTTCATAGACATGATTACTTTTGGACGGTTCGGAAGGATGGAAGAGATACCGGATTGTGTAAAATTTGCTATTTGTTCCGTTGCTGATGTAGTAGTGAAGTATGTTGAGAGTCAGAAAAACGATGTGGTATCCGAAAGCAACGATGGTTATTCTATAACATATGCCAATGCATCAAATGATGCTGATTGCAACCACGAAATGTATACAAGAGCTAAAAGATGGCTTGCAAATACAGGATTGCTATACCGGGGGTGGTCAAAAGAATATGATGCACAACACTGATATTGTTATTTTCAACAAAACCATAGGAGCTGACAGAAGGGAAGTGTTTCTGCCAACGATTATCCATGATGTATGCTGGTACGGATCACGATCATTAGATGGAAGCGGAGCTGCGAGTGGAAAATATGCAGTAAGAATTCCATATAGGTCAGAAGTTGAAGGAAGAAAGACTTACATTTCAGAAGTGGAATATGCCAGAACGACACTTGAAGAGAAAAAACATCTTTGGACACTCCAAAAAAACTGCTATGTAATGGCATTCAAAAAAAGCATACTCAGAGGAAGAAAAGAACTGGATCCAGTGGAAGTATTAGAAATTGGAAAGGTGATTGATGATTTTTTTGTTGTTACAGAATATGCGGATAATACCATTCGTGGAACCGAAAGAACAAAACACTGGAGAGTAGGTGGAAGCTAATGGGAGTCAAAAAAATTAGCACACCACGAGGAGCAATTATTAGTGGCACAAACGGAAAAGCTGAACTGAAATGGAATCCGGATTTTGCAGCGAATCGCAATGCTCAGTTTACCAGACAGCAAATGTTCGTTGATTCGGAAGTATTAAGGAGATGCAGTCCGAGAGTTCCTTTTAAAACAGGTATGCTGGAAAAGTCCGGTAAATTAGGTACAGACATTGGAAGTGGAGAAGTTGATTATATTGCCCCTTATGCGAGAAAACAGTATTACGATACTGCTGAGACAAGGGCATACGATCCGAACCGTGGAGCTCATTGGTTTGAAAGAATGAAAGTTGCTGAGAAGGGAGAAATCCTGGAAGGAGCAAAGAAAATAGGAGGTTGATATGGCAGATTCTATTATCGGGGCGATTACTGAATTTATCGGTAGTTGCCCTTTGCTAGAAGATGGCGTTTTAAGAGTAGATGCCATGGGAGATGAAGCTATAGAGTATACGGTAGAGACAGGGATTTTTAATCCAGTTTTAAAACGGTACGTGAATGGTGATGAATACAGACAGTACCAGTTCAACTTTGGTAGCCGTGAATATTACTCTATGGACAGAATCCAAAATATCCAGAACAGTTCGTTTTATGAAAAATTCGCTGACTGGATTGAGGAACAAAACCGTGCTGAGAATGTCCCGGAACTTCCGGAGCATTGTTATGCAGAGAAAATTGAAGTGCTTTCCAATGGATACATGTTTGACGGATCCATGCGAAATGCACGATACCAGATACAGTTAAGACTTTTATACCAGAAGGAGGTAGCATAATGGCAAAAACAGCTGTATTGCGACACACAATCGCAGATTATCTAAATGTTGGTACTGAAGAAGCACCAGAATGGGTGCTGATGGGTACAGGATTCACAACCCTTGATGAAAGTCCGGGGGCGCAGACAGAATCTGTAAAATATGTGAATGAGGCATCTTCGTCCAGCTGTGTGACTGGGTACGAGACAAGCTTTCCGTTTGAGGCGGAACATATCGTAGAAGAAAAGGCAGTAGACGCAATCTACATGGTTGGAAGAAATCATTACACCGGTTCAGATGCAGAATTTGAATATTGCCGAGTGGAATTATGGAATAAAGCATCCGGAGGTAGTGCAAGTGCTACGGCGTATGAAGCACGAAAGTTCAGAGTGTCTTGCGAAGTATCCGATTATTCCGGAGATAATAAACAGACGATTTCTGGCAATCTGAATGCTGTAGGTGATCCAGTATTAGGAACATTTGATATTAAGAGTAAGAAATTCACAGAGGCTGCTGCATAGGTAGTCTCTGATGTACGTTTAGAAGTGAGCAATAACAGGAGGTAAGGAAGATGAGCGTAAGCAAAGTAAATGTTAACGGAGTAGAGCTGGAAATAAATCTGTTGGATGCTGATGTGATTGAAAGATTTGAGCAGTTGAACAAGGACATTTCAAAGAAAATACAGGATCCGAAAGCTTATGAAGGGAAGACGACAGCTGAAGGTATGAAATTCCAGTGTAGATGTGTAGAGGAATATTTTGATTCATTGTTTGGCTTGGGAACAAGCAACAGAGTATTTCCAAAAAATAATGATCTTGGTATTCGTATGGATGCGTTTGCACAAGTTACTGCATTGAGCGGAACAATCAAAACACAGATTAACAACATTGCTGATAAGTACAATCCACAGAGAGCACAGAATCGTGCAGAGAGACGCGCGGCTAAAAAGAAGAAAAACAAAAATAATTTCCATGCCGTTAACAACTAATGAATATGATCGTGGACTTGCTTCCAGAGACTGTGGAGATAGATGGTGAAGAATACCGAATCAATACGGATTTTCGCATTTCTATTATGTTTGAATTGCTTATGCAAGATGACGAACTGGAAGACTCAGAGAAGACGATGCAGGCATTGAGGTTATATTACCCAATTATCCCGAAAAACAAATCCCAAGCTGTTGAGAAGATCATTTGGTTCTATAGATGCGGCAAGGAATCGAACCAAAACGAAGTAGATGCAGGAGGAAGCAAGCAGAAGCAGATTTATTCCTTCGACTACGATGACGGCTATATCTATGAAGCATTCCTGCAAGAATACGGCATCGACCTACAAGATATTGAGGATTTCCATTGGTGGAAGTTCCGGTCGTTGTTTAAAGGACTGTCTAATGACACGGAGTTTGTAAAGATAATGGGATACAGGAGTATGAATATTACTTCAAAAATGTCTAAAGAGCAGAAACAGTTTTACAAGAAGATGCAGTCAATCCATGCATTGCCTGTATCACATAAAGAGAAAGAAGCAGACAAGCTCCTGGCAGAAGCTCTTGTGAATGGTGAAGATATTACGGGATTGCTTTAAGGAGGTGGCTGCTGGATTTTGAATGTGGATAGAAAGAAATATACCCAGGTACAATGTCCTGCCTGTGGTTATAGAATGCCACTCTTTTTTACAGAGGAGGCAGAATGCAAGGGAGTGCAAGTAGCCTGTAAGGGGCGAAAGTGCTCCCATATTTTTGAAGTTAAAATAAAAAACGGACAACAGATTAAGTAGAGCCATCATGAGCCGATAATCCATTGTTTGCCCTTGAAGAGAGGTGAAAAACATTGGGCTATGATGGCACACTTAAATTTGATACCAGTATAGACTCATCGGGGTTTCAAAGTGGTATCAATAAAATCAGTTCTTGCGCTTCAACTGCGTTAAAAGCCACCAGTGCAATCATTGGAGGCGCTGCATCAGCTGTTGTTGGAATCGGAACAGCAGCTATAAAAACGGGAGCTGATTTCGAGGCTGCTATGTCCAACGTAGCGGCTATTTCCGGAGCTACAGGAGATGATTTAAAAAGCCTAACTGACAAGGCGAAGGAGATGGGAGCCAAGACGAAGTTCTCGGCCACCGAATCGGCAGAAGCGTTCTCCTACATGGCAATGGCCGGCTGGAAAACAACTGATATGCTCGAAGGTATCGAGGGTATCATGAACCTGGCGGCGGCTTCTGGAGAAGACCTGGCAACGACCAGCGATATCGTTACCGATGCATTGACGGCATTTGGCTTATCAGCCAAAGACTCTACGCATTTTGCGGATGTCTTGGCACAAGCCTCATCAAATGCCAACACTAATGTAGGTCTGATGGGCGAAACATTCAAATATGTTGCCCCTGTAGCTGGAGCGCTCGGTTTCTCAGCCGAAGACTGCGCTACGGCTATTGGTCTGATGGCCAATTCCGGAATTAAGGCAAGCCAGGCAGGTACTTCGCTTAGAAGTATCATCACCAGAATGGCCAAGCCTACAAAAGATGTGCAGGGAGCTATGGATGCTCTCGGAGTGTCACTGACGAACAGTGATGGCTCCATGAAATCTCTGAATGAGATTATGGTCGACCTGCGAAAAGGTTTTGCAGGATTAACAGCAGACCAGAAAGCACAGATGGCTGCTACTTTGGGTGGGCAGGAAGCTATGTCTGGTTTACTTGCGATAGTTAATGCGTCCGATGAGGATTTTGCATCATTAACAGATTCTATCGCAAATTGCGATGGCGCCGCTCAGAAAATGGCGGACACCATGAACGACAATTTGTCCGGACAGATTACTATTCTGAAATCCGGATTAGAAGGTCTGGCTATTTCTTTATACGAGGAAATGGCTACTCCGCTAAAGAATGTTGTAAAAGTAGCCCAGGAGATGGTCCAGGGACTACAGGAAGCTTTCAATGACGGAGGACTTGATGCGCTCGTTGATAAAACTGGCGATGTCATGGCCGAAATCGTTACGAGAGTAGCGCAAGCTGCACCGGAGCTTATCGGAACAGCGGAAGACCTGGTCGGCGCATTTATACAAACTCTTTTGGAACAGAAAGAAGAGTTTGCGTCAGCCGGAGCCTTTATGGTGTCGGAACTGGCGAAAGCGATAATGAACGTTGCTGGAGATATGTGGTCTGCCGGCATTTATATTTTTACAGAGTTCTTAAAAGCTCTGACAGATCATTCCGAAGAGCTGGGAAGCTCGTTCGGTGAGATGCTTTCCAAAATAGGGGAGGCGGTACAAGAAAATCTTCCGCTCATTATCCAGGCCGGGAAAGACTTTATAGCCGGATTTTGCCGAGGACTGAGCGATGAATTCCCTGGCGTTTCAGTTTTACTGGATGGGTTCTTCGATGGTCTGCTTAGCACAGTTGGAGCTGTGGCACAAAGTGTCGTAGATCTGCTGTCAAAAATTTTCGGAGTCATTGATGCGCAGGATCCTGCCGTTATGGAGGCTATTGGAAAAGCGATAGGTACAATAGCCGGAGCGTTAATAAGCTTAAATGCAGCAAAAAATGTTGCTGGCTCATTAAATACACTGTTCTCAGTTTTAGGGTCTGTAAAAGGCGGAATTACCGGCATTACGGGCGTAGTTGGGAAAGCTGTTGAAGGATTTTCCTTATGGAGAGGCGAAGCCGGAACCTTAATGGAGGTTCTGGAGCTGGAGTTCCCGAAAGTGGCCAGCATAATATCTTCCATCGGAGGAGCAGTACAGAAAGCAATAGGGTTCGTTACTCAATTTGGAACTTCTATTGCAGGAATCGGATCAATTATTGGTGGCGCTATTTTGGCGGTCACAAGCTTCGTGGATATGTTCCAGAATGGATTCAGTGTCATAAAAGAAATCCTTATGGGCGTTGGCGTTGCATTGGCGGCGGTTGGCGCTGTTATTCTCGGTGCGCCTGCGGCTGTAGCAGCTGTAGTTGCCGGGATTGTTTTTGCTGTAGCAAATCTGGCTATAGCGGTTAAGCAACATTGGGATGAAATCCTTGCATTCGTACAAGAAATACCTTCCAAAATAGGAGAGGTAGTTGATGCTGTTGTAGATTGGTTCCAGGCATTACCTGGACGGATTTCAGCATTCTTGGAAGAGATAATTGCAGGAGTCCAGACGTGGGCTTCTAATTTGTTATCACAGGCATCCAGTGCTGCGGAAAATGCTGTAAATGCTGTTGAGAATTTCTTCTCGAATTTGCCTTATAAAATAGGCTATATCCTGGGATTTGTAATCGGGAAGCTCGTGAGCTTTGGCGTAGATGCTATCAATTGGGTAACGAAAAATGTGCCGATTATTATTAACAATATCGTTACGTTCTTCTCTCAGTTACCTGGAAAGGTTTGGACGTGGCTGGTTAATACCTACAATAAGCTGGTAACATGGGGCGGCAACATGCTCCAGAAAGCATCTGAAGCCGCAAGGAACGTTGTTGAGAATGTATCCACATTCTTCTCTGAATTACCAGGGAAAGTGGCTAGATGGCTCCAGAATACGCTCACAAACTTAATTACCTGGGGATCAAATATGCTGAGCAATGGACGGCAGGCAGCAAGTAATACAATAAATGCCATCGTTACGTTCTTCGCTCAGTTGCCTGGAAAAATTGCAACATGGCTGACGAATGCTGTAAGTAAAGTTGTTTCCTGGGGAAGTCAGTTGGCTGCACAAGGTAGATCGGCAGCTTCACAGCTTGTAAATGCCGTAACAAGCGGAGTGGCTGGATTGCCAGGAAAGATGGCAGAGGTTGGACGAAATATCGTACGAGGAGTATGGAACGGTATAAGCAATGCGGCCGGATGGTTCAAGAGCCAGGTTAGAAGCTTCTTCTCCGGAATTGTTGATGGAGCTAAGAGCGCGCTTGGAATTCATTCCCCATCTAAAGTATTTGCCAAGGAAGTAGGTAAGTGGATTCCACCTGGAGTTGGAGAAGGAATTAAAGGTGAAATGCCAGAGCTGGAAGATGAGACCAACAAAGAGATGAAAGCTTTGGCACAAAAGATGCAGGCAGCTGTGAATATTGAAACCGGAAAAATAACTCTGGACAAAAACACAAGCCAGACATACAAGGTTGACCAGGAAAATGGACAGTCGTTTGATGGCAAGGATACCAATGTTGTTATCGAAGGCGAAACACATGTACATGTCGATCTGGATGGAAAAGAAATTGCCGAAGCGACAACCCCGTACATTGATGAGAATCTCGGAAAGAGATACGACTTGGAAGAAAGAGGTGTGTAACATGTCTACAGGAATCAAATTTGGAGAGTACCATTCCTACGAAGAGTGGGGATTGAAGCTCTCTAAGATCACAATTGGCTTACCTGACCCTAAGACAGTGCTGATTGATATTCCAGGAGGGGATGGAGTTCTTGATTTGAGTGAGTCCCTTACGGGAAGAATGCAGTACGGGACAAGAAAACTGGAGTTCGAGTTTGATGCCAGAAATTGCAATTATTCTGATTGGTCAGATTTGACGAGCAATATTGCTGGAAAGATTCATGGAAAAAGAATGCGTATTTCGTTGGATACGGATCCGTGTTATTACTATGATGGCACCGTGGAAATGTCTACAGCAAAATCAAATGAAACGACAGCAAGTGTAGTGATATCCGCTACTTGCCAACCGTACAAAATGGAATTGACCGGTAGTTTGGAAGATTGGATATGGGATACATTCAGCTTTGAAACCGGCGTTATTAGAGAATACGCAAATATGGTAGTTGATGGAAAATTGGAGTTTATCCTGTATGGTAATCAAAAAGAAGTTGTGCCAACATTCTATGTTTATGCAACTGATGGATTAAAGGTTGAGTTCGAGAATACGACATATGATCTGAAAGATGGCGAGAATAAGGTACTAGATATTATTATAAAAGGCGGTGAAAATAAACTGGTTTTTACTGGAAACGGAAAGGTATCTGTTGATTACAAAGGAGGGATGCTCTGATGTATACGGTTTATGCGGACGGGGAGGTAATATACTCCCCGTTACTTTCTGCCAATGATGGATATTCTTTATTGGCGGCAAAAGTAACGAGTGAACTTAATAAAGCTGGATCATTTCAGTTTACAATGCCACCGAATAATGTGGCTTACGGAAATATCAATAAGTTATCTACGATTGTGTCAGTTGTATCGTCCGATAATCCTGCGTATGTTTTGAAGGATGTTGATAAAACAAGTAAAGGCCCAGCAACGTCCATTCCGACAACGGTTATATATGGAGGAGTAACTGTAGATCCGGGCACTGGAATGATTACGCTCTTAAATCCATTGAATAGAGAAGGATCGCTGAGTTCAGAGATATGTTCAAATTTTAAACAGTATCCGTATTTTTATGGAGATTTAAAAGATGGTACCGAAGATTCTAAAATTTACAGATTTTCGGATGCAAGCTACACAGTATCTACCGGAACCATAACGTTTCGGATGTATTCCTACACCTACTATAGCCAGACGTTTACGAAAATAGTCCAATCAAAAGAGTTGTTCCACGGAAGACTGTTGAATACGGAAAAGGATTTTTATAAGCGGCAGAAAGCAGTGTGTGAAGGAGAACTTGCTTATTTGGTGGATTCGATTTTGCGCCCGTATGATTACCAAGGAGATATCCCAGAATTATTTAAGCAGTATATAGCAAGCCATAATGAGCAGGTGGAAGAAACTAAACAATTTGAAGTTGGAGAGATTACCGTAACTGATCCGAATAATTATGTGCATTACAGTTCAACCGTGTATCCGAATGTTCTGAATGAGATAAAGGAAAAACTCGTGAATACACATGGCGGATATATCCGAACCAGGGTTTCTGGTGACAAGAGATATGTGGATTACGTGAAAAAGCCGGGGATTACAAATTCACAGATTATAGAATTCGGCAGCAATCTGCTCGACATTACGGAATATATTACTGCTGAAAATGTGTTTACGGTTTTGGTTCCTCTTGGCGAAAGGCTAAAAGATGAAGATGGAAATGAAACAGGCCGGCTGACCATAGCAGAAGTAAATGATGGAAAAGATTACATTGAAAGCGAAACAGGAATTAAGTTGTTCGGTAGGATTACAAAGATTCATGAGTGGGATGATGTAACAACTGCTGACAACTTACTTACGAAGGGAAAAGCGTATCTGAATGACGGAATAACAATGTCGGTATCACTAAAAGTGAAAGCAGTAGATTTGCACTTGGTAGACGTAAATACAGAGTTGATTTCAATTGGCGATGAAGTAAGAGTTGTATCTAAACCGCATGACATAGATACGTTTTTTTTATGTACCAAAATTGAACTTGATTTATTGACGCCGGACAATTCAGTGTATGAGTTCGGTGTTGCTTTTAAAACGTTGACAGGAAAGCTTAATAAGTAGGAGGCGATAAGATGGCTGATATAACGGAATTACTGAGAAATATAAGAACAAAAATCTATGGGAAAGATGTTCGGCAAGCCATTCATGATGCGATTCAGCAGTGCTATTTGGATGGAAAAGTCGGTGCTATTGATATGGTTGCAAGAAACCAGATCAGCAACCTCGTAGCCGAGAATAACAATACATCCGGGAATAGTGAATTGACTGATATTCGAGTTGGGGCAGATGGAACGAAATATCCTTCCGCTGGTGAAGCTGTGCGGACACAGATTAAGAACATCAGTTCAAGCCAAGAAGAGATTCAAACGCAATTCCCGATTCTTGCAGCTCATATGGCATCAGCAAGAAAACGGATGACAGAGACTAAGGCAGATATGCGGTTTTTCTCGTATGGCTCAATCAACAGTTCGGGTGCGATTGTTGATTCACAAAAAGAAATTGTCTCGGTATTATATGACAGGCATAAAAACGAAAGCATCACTCCTCCAGATGGATATGAAATAAGAATAACCACATACAATGCAAACAGCGGTTCTTTGAATAGTCTTGGGAGTTGGACGTCTAATACTACACGATATGGTGCAGATAATGATTCCTTGAAAGATAGAGTATCCATCAGAAGAAAAGACGGTGGGGATATTTCTCTTACAGATTTGGAGGATGCTGTTCATACCTCCATTGCCGATCTGAAGATATTCTATAACATTACCGTTGCATTAGACAGCTTGAAGAAAGAACTGGAGGCAAAAATCACATCTGTAAGCAACAAAGTGGCTGCTGTACAAAGCGATTTAGATGCAGCACCGAACGATATCGTAAATCTACATGTTTGGGAAAAATTCAGTTCCAATCTGACTCCAAATCTGGCCGCAGAAAAAGCACTGGGTCTTGGGACTTGGCCAGCGGGTATTGCAGGAATGAAACCCGATTTTACAATCAGTTACAGTGATGAAATAGGAAAAGCCGGAGGCGAAATTGTTCTAGCAGATCCGGTAAGTTCTTTTCGTGTAACGAATTCTAGTGACTACAAAAAGTTGAATTTCCTAAGAGGAAAATATGTGAAAAAAGCTTCAGCGAGTGATGGGATTTTTAAAGTTGCTACTAATGCAACATTTACCGTAACAACGGAAAAGAACATGATTGAAATGTATGTTATGAATTGTAGCAGTGCACAACATGTAGATTCCGTTGGATACACAGCAAGCTATGGACATGTAACGTCTGCAGACAGAAATGAATATCCGTCTGTTGGTTTGCAAGATGGTTTCCGCTATGAATACAAGGGAACGATCGGACAGGCACTGTCCAAAATTGAAACAATAGGTAGTAATTAAAGAGGAGGAAAGCAACATGAAAAAAAGAAGTAAATTATTAGCAGTGGTTTGTGCAACAGCATTATCCATGTCTTGCGTGACACCCGTATTTGCGTGTACGCCAAAATTGAATCCACCATCTGTGAAGATTCCGGATATCAATTTCGAGCCAGACGATGCCTTGAAAGAAGCCTTCAACAACGCCGCAAAAAAGTGGCTTGAGAAATGCGTTCTCTCTACTCCGACAGTGGAGTACGCATCTTACTACAAGAGTGCATTAATGTATTTTAACTACAGCTACGTGGCGGTCAAATGGTCAGAGGTCGAAAACGCAACATCTTATAAGGTAAGAATCACAAAGACTGACGGAACGTGGGAAGAATTTGATACAACACATACATCATTTTACTCTACCAATTACAATGATGATTTTATCGCAGATGGAATGGACGGAGCCACGGTGAGTGTCAGAGCTTACGGCGATAACGATACATTCGGTTGTTGGTCAGATGATACTAATCTTGTGAGATTTAGATACTAGGAGGGGGATAGCATGATAAGAGGAACAACACCTAAGTTAGAGTTTATATTGCCATTTGACACATCACTGATTGCAGAGATGTATGTCACGATAGCACAAGACGAAAAAACGGTGTTGGAAAAAACCTTGTCGGATTGCAGCTGTTCCGGAACATCCGTATCACTGGCTCTGACACAGGAGGACACGCTGAGATTGCAGCAACAGCCGCACTCACGGGCTGAGATGCAAATAAGAGTGCGGACTACAGCCGGAGAGGCTCTTGCATCCGACATCATGAGAGTATATGTTGGCAGGATCCTGAAAGAAGGAGTGATTTGATGAGACTCGATGTAACCTTTCGCGAGCTTGACAAAAAACTGGACGTGGATTTTCGCACCGGAAATGAGCAGATTAAGGTTGACTTTGAGCATTTACAGGTTGTTTCCGACAATGTTGGAGTGGATTACTACAAGGGTGATTACATGGTCACGCCAAAAGTCGAAAAACAAGAGCTTGCGACACGCCAAAAGTTTATGGCAGAAAATGTAAAAATTAAAGAAATTCCATTTTTCGAGGTGTCAAATCTTGAAGGTGGACAGACTGTATTTATTGGAAAGGAATTGTAAAAATATGAGTATTAACAAAGTAGTATATGGTGGAAAAACATTGATTGACTTAACAGGTGATACTGTTACCGCAGACAAAATATTAAAAGGATTTACATCACATGGAAAAGATGGTGACTTGTTGACCGGTACTTGCACATATGACGTGGATTCAAGTGATGCTACAGCGGCTGTTGCAGAAATCCTTAAAGGTAAAACTTCATATGTAAGAGGAAAAAAACTGACTGGTACCATGCCAAATAATGGAGCAGTAGCTGGAACTATCACTACACTTGATGGAGATTATGTTGTTCCTCAAGGCTATCACGATGGATCTGGAAAAGTATCGATTGATACAACAGAGAAAGCAAAACTTGTTGCTAAAAACATTCGTGAGGGCATTACTATCCTTGGAGTAGTTGGAGAAATGTCCGGTAGCGAGGGAATGAAGCCTCAGGCCAAAGTAATAACACCGTCAAATACTGAGCAGACTATTCTTCCAGATAAAGGATATAACTGTTTGTCTCAGGTAACTGTTGCAAAGATTCCATATGTTGAATCCGAGAATGCGGCAGGTGGAACAACAGTAACCATTGGATAACGGGGGTAATAGAGCGTGAGTGTAAATAAAGTGGAATATGCCGGTAAGGTATTACTTGATTTAACAGAAGATACAGTAACACCAGACAAATTGATAAGTGGTGAAATTGCTCACGATAAAACTGGTGCAAAAATCATTGGTACGCTTGAAGATGTTGGCTCTGGCGAATATATTTGGAAGAAACATATTGGAAAGGTGTGGGACATTACACGCACACATCTCGGAACAACAGCACCATCTGATTATTCGGGTTTTGTATATGGTTACTATATTGCAACAGATGATGGATATTTTCTGCTGAAAGGAAAAGAAGCTGTATTAGGTGACGGACTTAGTTATATCAAAGGAAAAGGTGCAGAAACACATCCTAAATCTGTGTATCAATTATCTAATACATATTCATATCCATCCGGATTTACGAAAAATTATTATAAATTAGATATCGGTAATACCTATACAGAAGGAAAAGGAAGCTTCATTGGATATGTTTCTTCGGATGATTCAAGTGCTTATCCCGATGACGGGCTGAAAGATGGTTACTATTATGTCAAGATTCAGGAAGGAACTTCTTCAGGAACAGATACATCAGATGCTACCGCTACTGCTTCAGATATTTTAACAGGCAAAACAGCATATGGAAAAGACGGAAAACTGACAGGTTCTATGCTGAACAATGGCGCGGTCGACAAATCTATCAGCAATAAATCGGAAAGCTATACAATCCCACAAGGATATCACAATGGGTCAGGGAAAGTTGCTATCAGTGAGTCAGAACAGGCAAAGATTATTGCTTCCAATATCAAGAAAGGTGTTTCTATTCTTGGTGTGACGGGCTCATATGAAGCAACTGCATCAGGTGGCAATAACAACTGCGAAGCGTATCTTGTTGATGTTACGAACCCAACGGTATCTTTCAAGACAACATCTGGGACAATCAAGGCTTATGGTTACGCTTATGAGACTACAAAATCACAGTGGGGCGGTTCTGCAAATACAACCATGTATGCTTTCAACGGCGTAAACTATTATAAATCAGCATTTTACGGGTCACCAACTGCAACGAACATCACACTTGGTATTTCGGGAGGAAAGCTGACAGGATTACCGTCAGGATTAAGTGGTGGAACATTATTAGTTGTAAGAAAAACAGAACCGGAGCAGTCCGAAGAATAGAGAGAATTTCAGCTTGACAGACTACATGAAGAAAATGGTTTTATAGACCCGGAGGTGAGTTATGCTTAGATTTCTAAAATATACGCTTCTGTTTATCACAGGAGCAGTATTATATTACGCAGTAGAGGTAGCCTTTAGGGGCTACTCATTTTTTTTCTATGGCGGTATGTGGAGGAATATGCTTCATATTATGTGACTTAATCAACGAGAAAACGAGGAGATGTATGCCTCTGGTCCTGCAGATGCTTATAGCCTCGTTGGAAATAACATTGATTGAATTTATAGCAGGGGTGATTCTGAATATATGCCTGGGACTGAATATGTGGGACTACAGCAATATGCCGGGGAATGTTCTTGGCCAGATATGTCCTCAGTTCATGATCCTTTGGTTTTTCCTTTCAGCAGTAGGGATAATCCTGGATGATGTGGTTCGATGGCGGTTCTTCGGAGAAGAGAAGCCACATTATCATCTTTTCAAGAAAGGACATCATAGGAAATGACAAAGTTGCAAATCATATCCCGGTTGTGGTCGCATGTCACAGACCTCCGGATGTTGATTCGTGAGCAAAGCAAGAAGACTCTGGAAGAGATAGAGTCTGAGCTAGATGTCACAGAATATTATTGCCGCTCGTATGCGGACGTCGATGATATAGAAGCATATCTGGAAGGAGGTGAGGACATGGAAGACGTGATTTCAAGAGCTGAGCACGAAGAGTTTAGAAAGAGCATCGAAGCAGAGAACCATAGGCAGAACAGACGTATTGAACTGCTGGAAGAAAACACAAAGCAGATCAACGCTCTAACGATTTCAGTTGAAAAGCTGGCACAGAGTATTGAGCTTATGGTTGGGGAACAGAAACAACAGGGGAAACGTCTGGAAACCCTGGAGAACAGGGACGGGGAAATGTGGCGAAAAGTGACAGGTTATGTGGTGACTGCCATTATTGGTATCGTGCTTGGCTGGGTTGCCACACAGGTCGGAATGTAGTAGCATAGCCGCCAATATTTGCCTTTAAAGCGTTTAGGCAATAATTTCCCCAGCTGAACAATTATAAACGCTGCAGGGAACTATCAAGAGATTACAAAGCATAACAGGAGGATTGATTCTATGGAATTATTGAATTTTTTAAACCAGGTGCCGATTCCGGTTCTGATCCTGGTGATCGCAGTGCTGGTCGTTATAACAGCAGTGGTCGTATATCAGTATGCGAAAGCGAAAGGACTGGAGGGCATCCGTAAAGAGGTGTACGAGCTGTTCCTGCACGCTGAACATATCTACAAAGAGTCCGGCCAGGGAGAACAGAAACTGAAATGGGTAGTACAGCAGGCAAGAGGATTGCTGCCTAAGTGGTTGCAGGTAATCATGTCCGAAGAGGTGCTGCTGAAAATTATTGACTGGTGGTTCAAGGAAGTTAAGGACCTTTTGGACGATGGAAAGGTAAATGGCTCTCAGAACTGATCGGAGAAGGGAGAGAGGAGCTATGGGCTTAAAAATCCTATTGGTGTACCTTTTGGGGATTTTGCTGTGTCAGCCGGTCTATATCTGGGGTATCCGGACACTGTGCCGGATGGAAGATGAAGACGAAGAACTATACTGCCAGGACAATGGCATGTATTATGAGCCAAACAAGCCGAATTATCCGCTTGTGATAGTGTTGCTGCTGATAGCAGGAATCTTCTGGCCGTTGGTAATTTTGTTTGCGGTGTTCGTTCCGTTGACATTTTTGCTGATGGACAAGATGGGACAGTTGCATCCGAAAGATGATGATGAGATGGACCCAGAAGAGGACACATACTTATGACCGGGTGGGGAGAAATCCCTGCCCCTTTTTTATGAATGAAGGAGAATTTACAAATGGCAATAGAACGGAATACATACACAGATATTTTGTTTGACGCTTTGATGGCTGCTGGTTGCACGATATATGGTGCATGTGCGGCTATGGGGAATATTTACGCAGAATCCGGAGCGAATCCCCGGAATTTGGAAAATCTTTGCGAAAAGCTGTTGGGACATAAGTATACAGATGATACCTACACCGAAGCGGTAGACAGTGGAAAAATTACGAGAGAATTATTTCTGCATCCGCTTGGAGATTCCAGACAGTATGGTTATGGATTCTGCCAGTGGACATCTGCTGGAAGAAAAGCTGGTCTGTATGACCTGGTTAAGTCCAGAGGGGTATCCATCGGAGATGCAAGGACTCAGACGGAGTACATGCTGAGCGAATTGCAGAAGAGCTACAAGAGTGTATGGAATGTACTGAAGACAGCAACTTCCGTCCAGGAAGCATCAGATATCTTCCTGGTGAAGTTTGAATCCCCGAAGAATACCGGAGAAGCCGTAAAGAAAGCGAGGGCTTCTTATGGTGAGCAATATTTAAAAATTTATCAGAAGGAGGAAACCAAAGTGAGTAAGATTGAAAATGCCGTAGCAATGGCAGAAGCGATTGCGCTGGATGATACCCACGGCTATGACCAGGTTGACCGTTGGGGCAACCCGAACTATGACTGTTCCGGGCTGGTTATCAATTGCCTGGAAAACGCCGGAATCCCAGCAAAATCGAAGGGTGCAACGTACACCGGTAATATGCCGGAAGTTCTGCCGAATATTGGATTCAAGAATGTGATCGCATCCGTGAATCTGTCAACCGGAAGTGGAATGAAGCGAGGAGATGTTCTCCTTGGCAACGGTCATACAGCGTTCTATTGCGGAAATGGAAAGCTGGTGCATGCAAGTATCAATGAAAAAGGAACCACGACAGGAGGAAAGTCTGGAGATCAGACAGGTAGAGAGATCTGCATCCGAAGTTATTATAATAAGCCGTGGAAGTACGTTTACCGATATACCGGAGAAGTTAGCAATACCGGTACAGTGAGTGTAAGGAATTATCTTCAGAAAGGAGATTCCGGAGATGCAGTAAAAGAGATGCAGAAGATGTTGATCGGCTGCGGATACTCTTGCGGCAAGTCCGGAGTAGACGGATCCTTCGGTGGAGATACCGAAAAAGCTCTGCTTGCATTCCAGAAATTCTATGCACTGGAAGTTGATGGAAAATACGGACCAGTAAGCAAAGCTAAGTTGACCTCTGTATACAACAGCAAGCAGAACGCATCTGCACCAGAGGTTGCGAAGAGCCCTCAGTATACAGTCGGAAAAGCATACACACTGCAAGTAGAATTGAAAGTGCGTACTGGTCCCGGAACAAATTATGCTGCCAAGAAGCATTCACAGCTCACGGCAGATGGACAGAAACACGATAAAGACAATGACGGTTGCCTGGATGCCGGTACAGTTATCACCTGTAAAGAGGTGAATGTAGTCGGAAACGATGTATGGATGAAAGCACCGTCTGGATGGATGGCTGCCTACTATCAAGGACAGGTATTCATCAAGTAAGAGCCTGTAAAGGGCAAGGAACTAAGAAACTAAATACACCTCTTTTGGTCAAGGATAATATGTCACACACGCCCTGGGTATCTTCGGATGCCTGGGGCATTTTTTATTTGCCGAAAATGAGTGGTTCAGATAAAAGAATTTTTGTCAAGAAAAATAATGAACAAAAATGCGGAGCCACTTTTGACGAAAAGCGTCCCAGCGGATCAAAGAGAATGTCTGCATACACTCCTTCACTAAAAGCAAAAGAGCCATAAAAAGCAAATTACGGCTTTCTATGGCATATCGGAATATTACAAAAGAGGTTACAAATGTAATCAGTTTCTTCCTTATTATAAAGTGACTGGAAATGTGATGTCAGCAATGACATACACAATGATTGAAAAATGACTTTTGAAACAGGATTTTTTGCTCTGGTTTGCCATGAGCAGAGAATCGCAATGCTCGGCAAAATGTAAAGGCATATCTGGACAAATGCGCTGAATGACTGGAAAAATGATATCACAATGACGGTGCTATATAATAAAATAAAAAATATAAATATTATATATAAATATATATGTGTGCTTTGTCACAAATGACGTCCCATTTTCAATCATTCATAGCTTCACTTCTTATTGCTTCGTATAGACCGAAGTAGTCAACCTTCCTCGGTTGAAGAGACAACAAAGACTGGAAAGTAATTGTTTTCTGATTCGGGACCTTCTGGTCTAATGTCTTTGTTGCGATCACGTAAAAATCCCATAATGATAAATCAAGTATGTTCTGCTCCCGGCTCATTGCAGTCCAGACACAGAACACGTACACGTCTGAGTGCCGGCAGTATTGAGAATCGACTGAGTAGTTACCGGAAGTGTCCAGAGATTTCGCTGGGGCTATGCGGAAAGAGATTCTTGCCGGATGTTCGCTTTCCCAGGCTTGTATGTATGCAGAAGATTTAACTTCTACACGTATGCCGTCCGGACTGAGCAAATCGTATGCATCCATAGATACCCGAAAATCTGTTCGGGGGGGGGTAATACCGGATTGATTATTCATTGCCTCCAGGACTATAAATTCTGCAAAAGCTCCACGGTTCACATTCCGGATCAAGTCAGAGTAAGCCCATGACCAGAAGTCCAGGACAGAGCTGCCAAGCTCTTTATCTTTAAAAGTCAGTTGTTCGCTGCCATCGTACATAAGACCACCTCACACGTTTTTCTTAAGCATAGCAAAGCAAGTAACGAAAAACAATTACAAATTGTAAAAATATTGCTTGACTGCTCTGCGCTCATGAGTGTTACGATTACGCCACGAAAACAAAAACAACATTCCAAAAGGAGATAGAGATTATGAGAAATACAGCAATCGGATTAAATGAAACAGAGAAAGACCTGGCGGTAAACGCTTGGTTAAAAGACATCCTTGAAAGCGATACACTTTCAGATGCACAGAAAATGGAAGCACAGAAATATGCTCAGATGTTAAGAGAAAGCATGAGCAAATAAAGGAGATGTGGAAGATGGTTAAAAGATCAAGAGCTAACAGAACAGAGAAAGCTACATACCGCAACAACCGGAATGAGCATAAATTCATAGATGTTGTCCACCATGGAGACGGTCATTACTACATGATTCAGTACATAAAGCATGAGCTTCCAGAAAGAACAGTTGTCAATTACATGGGAACCAGATGTGGGCATAAACAGAAGTTCCGGATCGGGAAAGCAACGCTTATGGGAATCCTGGAAGATTACACGAAAGTTGAGGAGGTATAGAGATGAACATTCATAAGAGCATCATGGAACTGAGCAGCAAGGCAAAGATGCAACAGACAGTGGCATCAGCTTTGAAGATTCTGGACGAGTATGAGTTCCAGAGTGCAAACATCACGGAAGCGATTGAACTTCTGAAGAAGGAAGCGGAGAAACTTGACGGTGAGATTGAAGATCTTATGGACAGTGCGGCTGGTGGAAAATTAGATTTTGAGAAAGCGTTCAAGGAGGAATAAAGATGGCAAGATACAAAGAAGTAAGACATATTTACGGCGATAAGGTTAGAAATTTATGTATCAAAGAATCCTATTACACCATGGGAACATGCACAGAGTACACGCATCTGCTGAATGATCTGTGCGGTAAAGAAGTAACAATGGATGGACTGGAAGAGATTGCAGAGGATATCGTGAAGCATTCAGATACAGAAAGCTACTGTGAACAGTATGGCGGCTCAGAAGAAGAAATGATTGAAAATCTGCTGTTTGAACTGATAAACGAGTGCTGTATAGTGACGGTTGAAAGAATCTGATGGAGGGGAAAGTTATGATGAAAGCTGAGAAGTCGCATACAATTTTAGTACCGTGGGATAGTTGGTTGTATCTGGAGAATAAAAGCTATCTTGAAAGATGTGGAAAGTATCACACAGAACGGCAGGTAGAAAGACTGAAAAGAAACTTTGCATTTTTTGCTTTCCACGATGGAATGAAGCAGATATGTGATTATGATTTTGGCGGTGCTGTAGGAGAACCAGAAAAGTCTTGGGAAGAACATCGGTGGACACGATGGAGTTGCGATGACATGAAAAAAATGTTGGAAGAGGCTGGACTTTCGTGGAAAGACGGAGAAGATATTGAACATATCTCGGTTTACATTTAGAAAACTGGTTGAGCGGATGATGTTTTAGGACAAATTTTTGTAATAATATTGCTTGACTGCCAGCGAGACAGCCTGCTACGATAACGATACGATAAATCAATCCCATAGATTTATCGGAATAAAAAAGGAGGGCAGTCCAATGGGAAAACGGAAGAAAAAGCCGGAAACGGACAAAGAAAAAGAACTGCTTGAAAAGCAGTTCCTCAAGGCGAAAATTGCCGCCACCATAGCTGGTATTATTGCGGGAACAATAACTTCGATAGCAGCGCTGGTAACGGCAATCGCCGATTGCTTCAAGTAATCAACAAAGAAGCAAGCTCAAAAGCTTGGGAGCTACGGCTCCCTTGCCATTTGAGTTTAGCATAAAGGAGGAAAGTTGTAAATGAATAAATCAGAGCTTAGAAAAGAAAAACAGAGAACAAAGGCAGGAAGACTGCAGAAAGTCAGTTGGTTCGCGTTGATGCTGATCTGCATTGAAATCATTGTTTGGAATAAAAACGGCATGAGTCCAGCGCTCCTGGTGGCGATCCTTGCCACATGCTTAGTAGAAGTAACAAGCAGTGCGGTATCACTGAAAGAGCTGAAAAAAGAGAAGAGAGAGCTGGAACAGTAAACCAGAATTACAGTCGCTGCGGTGGCTGTAATTTTATGCTCGAAAACCGAGAGAAAGGAGAAAAAGATGGGAAGATTGAAACATTATCAGCATTGCGAAGTAATCATAGCTCCGGAGGAGAATGAAACAAGATGTACTTTTGCTGGATGCGGAGATGAAATGGTGCACCAGGAATTGAAGAATTGCAATTCCAGAAATGAGCTTGGAAAGCAGAATAATGGCAAGAGGTTTCTGACCGATAAAGAGATCAAAGCCCTGGTAGAACAGTTTGTGAAGGACGATGATATAATCGCACAGACATATGAGGAGATTGCGAAGAGAAGGAAGGATAAGAATTTCCAGTACAGTCTTGTGAAGCAGGGCGTGTCAATGACAATCGTTTCCAGATTCTGCGACATGGGAATTGCCAGACCGAGTGCAATGAAGCTTGCGATGGGAGTAGTGAATATCCTGTATGATCTGTATGTGGCAGAGTGCCAGGTAAAAGCTGAGACAGAGTGGAAAGAAGAAAAGATTGTTGATGCAGTCGAGACACCAGTTACGGATCCAGCGGATAGCGAGGAAGAAGAAAAGATAGCAGAGGAAGCCCCTGGGATTCCGGAAAAGCTCCAGGAAGACGTGAAGAAGATTGTGGTATCTCCGAAAAGTATCACCCTGGAAGATGCCGTAATAGAGGCGGGGAAGATTAAGAGCCTTATGGAAATGATGGATAGCTATTATTACGATTACCTGTCACCAGATGCCAGCGAGAAGATGCAGTCGTTCTACTGTGTGTTTGATATTCTGAAGAAGAGATATGAAGAGTTTGAAGATGGTTTGCAGCACATTATCTACGGATAAAGCGTGGCTGTAATTTTTTTTGCCCGAAATTGTAAAAACATTGCTTGACAAAGTAAGCAAATGTAGACTACGATAACGTCACGATAAACAATTACAAAACAAAGGAGGGCACGAAAGTGACAGTTAATGGTAGAAGAAGATTTGTGAGCAATACAGGAAAGAGATATTACGTGAGCGATATGTGCAAGCAGGATATCCGGGGAGAAGAGAAATACAACCTGGAAGTCGAGAAAGATGGAAGACAGAGATTCTGTTACGGACCATTCCTGGAGCTTCTGAAATTCAAGACCATTAAAGAAGCACAGAGATACGTTCTCTACAATGAAATTGCAATTGAGACAATGTGTTAGGAAGGAGAAAAGCTATGTATGTAAGAAAGACAGTAGATACCTGGGTGTTGGAAGGAAATTATGGATACGGTTGGGAGTACGTCTTAACAGAGTATACCAGAAAAGAAGGGCTGGAAAGACTCAGAGAGTACAGAGAGAATCAGCCGCAGTACCCGGTAAGACTTATCAAGAAAAGAGAAAGAAAGGAGAATATAGCATGAGCAACATTTCAAGATTAACACCGGAGCAAATTGAAGCCCTGGCAAAAGAAGTTAGAGAATATCTTCTGGATAATGGGATGTGGCAGGATGTAAACATCTATTTCAACGGAAAGAGATTTACGACACGTGACCGAGAGACAGGAAAGTACCATTACAACGACAGGGAGCATCTGATAGAGGAAGAAGACCAGGATCCGAGAGATTACTTTGAGTATGTGAATCCAAATCATATCCTCAGTATGAGTTTTGAAGGACCAGTATGTGAGATGCTTTACTACGATGAATACCCGGCAATCAGAAAAGGCTTTGACAAGATTTTTGAAAAGTATGGATTGTATTATGAATTCGGGCATCACTGGAACTTCAGTTGCTATTACATTTGAGAAAGGAGCAGAGAGATGGAAGAAACAAGATATGCAGATGTGTTTATTTATGTGCCATCAGCAAGAGAGATTGTAAGAATTGCTGAAGGGAACGGAACGAATCTGCTGGATGAAGACGAAGCGGAAGGCTATGTGGATTATATCTATTACGATCAGCATGAGTTAAGTTCCGGTATGCCGGAATGTGACGGAGGACAGGTAATGCTGACAGAGCTGTTCAGAGATAAGTTCAGCAGCACAGAAGATGCGATACCGGCGGTGCTGGATATGGCATATGGGAACAAGGATCTGAAGTATGTGATTTTAGGAGATGGAGGTATTACATGCAAGGTGTGAGAAACAGCAGACTGGATGAAGCGATTGAGCGCATGATCCGGATATGGGATGGAACGATTCACGGCCAGACGATCAAGAATATGTATGAGAATGGCACGGATTACGAAAGTATCTGTGATGTAGCTGGAATTGATTACGAAGATTACCGGGAGGATTAAGGATGAGAGTAATTGAGTATGAACTGCTGCTTGATGGAGAAAGAAAGCCAGTCTTGGCAAAGAAAAATAGTGGATTCAGTTATGCGGACGAGGTTTTGAATACTCCAGACAAAATAGCACGAATGTTTATGACTGGATGCAATGCGGAAGACTTGCCAGAAGAACATATATGGATGTTAGCATTGGACGTAAAATGCAAAGTGATAGGGATGTTCGAGGTAGCACATGGGACGGCTTACAACTGCATGACAACGCCGAGGGAATTTTTTGTTAGGGCATGCGTAAGTGGATGCAATGGGATTGCAGTTGTACATAATCACCCAAGTGGAATTTGCACGCCATCAGCAGCAGACGATTCGCTGACGAAAAGGCTGGTAGAAGCAGGAGGACTACTCGGAATACCGGTTGTTGACCATGTGATAATCGGAAAAGATAGCTACTATTCGTATGCAGAGCAGAATGAAGAATTGTTGAAAACAAAGCATGCCAGAAAAGAGCAGGAGGAGTAAAAGTGGAAGCAGAGAAGAGAACGCTTACGTTCGGCATAACTGGAGAGTTCATTACTCAGATCGCAAGAGAGTGGTTTTACTCTGGCGAAAAGAGCATTGAGAAAGTCATGGAGATTCTGAAAGACTGCATGACAGGTACGGATGCGTCAGAAGCCAAGATCCGGAGATATGCAGAAGATATTCTGCTTGGACGAGCTGCACTGAGAGGCAGTACAGCAGATGGCACGTATCACCTGGAAATATATGAGCCAGGGGAAGAGGAGTCGTTACCACGAAGTATGAATATCTGGAAAATTCCACAGTTAAGACGGGAAGCGGAGGAAAAACTGAATGAACTGAATGAACAATTTTGTGTTGCGATGGAGCGTCTTCCGGAAAGTGAACAGCGAACAGTGCGGAGAGAGCTTGGGATGGAAACACGGGAAGACCGGGAGCAACAGCAGATTGATAATTTCTTAAAACGGATGATGGATGTTAAGGAGCATACTACCGCAGATTATGGATGGCTGGAACCGGACGGCACTTTTCATGGAGTCGAGTGGGGAGAGCGCCAGTGCTGGGCAGACAGATATGTGGAAGAAAATTTCCCGGAGCAGTATGAAGAAATATTCGAAGCCGGGGACTGGCTTGTTGATAGAGGGTGGGTGCTACTTCATAACCCGTCACAGGGAGTTGCATTTGCAACAGGAAGCCTGGTAAGAGATATGACGAAAGCACAGAAAGAGTTTCTGTATGATTATTACACAGAGCGAGACTGTAAGAGAGAAGCGAATGAAATATGGGAGGAGTAAGTCATGGAGAAAATGAAGATAGTAGGAGAGATTAAGCACAATAAGTCCGGAAAGAGAGTCATTGTTACAGAGGAAAACGTGGACGATATCATGTGTTCGGCACTTGAAGGAGGCATTACTTATTGGTGTGATTCAGCTCGAGTCCAAAAAGATAAGAGAGTAGCATCCTGGGGGCATGAGCAGATCGCCAGAGGAGGAGAGCTGAAGATTCATGTGTGTGAGCCGTTCGATGATGAAGACACAGAATGGTATACGCTGAACAAAGAAAAGTTCATGAAGGGACTCGAAATGTATTTGCATGATCCTAGATACGAATGCCTTGAGAAAGACGTAAGCAACAGATACTATACGATAGATACGACTTGTATTGATGCTTGGTGTGCAGATGCGATTATCCAGTATGCATTGTTCGGAGAGGAAGTCTTCGGATAATTTTTTTACCAGACGGTAAGCAAATGTGTACCGCTGATTAAGAAGTCCATATTGAGGCATAACCGGTTCCAAAAGAATGTACAGCATATATTTTTTCGGAACCAGCTGCATAGAAGCCTAAAAAGAAAATAAAGACGGAAGGAGAAAAGAAATGTCATTAAATGAACAGCTGAAAAGACTGATTGAAGAAAACACCACACAGGCAGAGGTGGCAAAGAAGATGGGAATCCATCGACAGACACTGAACGATTCTCTCAGAAGAGACATGAGACTCACGAAGTTTGAGAAGATTGTTGACGCCCTGGGATACAAGGTTGTGTTTGTGAAGAAGTAGCTTTGCGAGAGCACACAAAAAATGAAAAACTTGTAAAAACATTGCTTGACAAAGTAAGCAGATGCAGATTACGATAACGTCACGATAAACAATTACAAATCACAAGGAGGAAACGATATGAAATTTACAAAGAAAATGGTTGAGGTTATTGAAAGACAGATCGGCAGAAAGCTTACAGCAGACGAAATTGAAAAAGGGGCAGTTAAAGAGACAGTCAAGACTTGGAGCTCTTCAAAAGTCGTATCAATCAGAAGAGGGATGGACAAGAAATTACATATCGAAGGACAGTTTGTTGGTGATTCATATGTGTATCAGAGAGCAACATTCAATGCACCGGATAAGAAATTCGAGCAGGCAGTCAGAGCATAAGGGGTAAGTGAGGAGGAACAGATCAGATGATGTATTCAGAATTTTTGAAAGGAACCGGAGCACCGGAAAATTCAAAGACATATGAGCAGTTCTTGAAGATTGAGCAGATTTACATGGATTGCGATCACATGTCAAAAGAAAAAGCATATCGCCTGTGGAAAAGCACATACGGCAAGGAAGCTAAGCTGGCAAGAAAGAAAAGGGAAGAGAGAATTAACCGACTCGCAATGCCAGAAGAACAGTATCAAGAGCTTCCGGAGCCAGACCAGATCAGAATAGGGAATGAGTTACATGAACTGTTCTGGAATGCTTATTACAACCGGGACGCTTCTGCTTGCCAGGTGAGCAAAGATAACAGATGTTACATTGACCGGTTTGGAATTGTCTGGTTTGTAAAGAGAAGAGATGTTAGATGGTTCTGCTATGACTTATTCGCATACAGCGATGGAAAAGTTATTGATGCAAATTACTGTGAGAGATGAAAGGAGAAACGAACATGAGCAAAAAGAAATTCAACGAAGCGGAGTTTAAGGAGTTCTGCAAAGAAGCGATTCCTCATATTGAGGCATTACAGAAGCTTTTAGAGGACAGAGACATGGAGAACCTGGGGAGTTTGACTTTCGGTGCAGATGGGTATGTAGCATTCAGTGTGTATGATTCCGGATGGGAGCTTGGAAGACTGAGAAAAGGTGAGTTCACCATGAGACATGAAATCGGATTGGAGGAGAAGTAAGCATGAAAACTTTAGATGTCAAGACTAATTACCGGACGTACAAAGAATGTTTTCTGAGAGTTGAAAGATACTGGCATGATGGAAGCATTTCATTGACAATCTGGAATCAGAATGATGGTTGTGTTGCAAGGGTGACAACTTGCTTAGTCGATCATTCGCTGAGAGAAGATGAAGCATATGTGGATGCGAATAATTGCCCGTGGGCGGTGGCATTCCTGGAAAAGAATGGATTTGCTAAAAGAACTGGAAAGAAAAGAAGAAGTGGTTATTGCGAATATCCATTGATGAAGTTTGACACTACCAAGATGCTTATGTATGAGGAGGTAAGATAAGATGGAAAGTTACAGAGAGTTAAGAGAAAGACAGCAGAAAGAATTCAACGAACTACCGTTAGGGTTTGCATTTTCGATGGAACAGTTTAGAGGAATGATGGAGAGATGGGGGCTTGATCCGGAGAAGGATCAGGACAAGATTGTAAGACTTCCGGTCGGTGGATTCCTTCAGAAGAAAGATAGAGATTACTACCATGAAGTTACTGAACGGCACTATGCCGAGCTGGAAGCAGCTAAGAAGTCAGATACGGACGGGACAGGGTTCTTGTATCAGATGTTCCTGTTTGAGCTGGATAACCATGAGTACGGATACACCGGAGATCTCGAAGATACACTGGATTGCCTGGGATTGACCTGGGAAGAACTGAAAGCGTCACCAGTAATGCTGAAAGCTCTGGATAAGGCTTCGACAGAAATCAGAGAAAGAGAGGGATGCTAAAATGAACAAATTTATAATGGCGTGTGAATGCCCGATGTGTGGAAAAGTATGCAAGAGTGATGGCGTTACGGTGGATTTGACGGTTGAGGAGAATGTAGTCTCACTGAATAATTTCAGCTGCGAATCATGGCACTGTGATGACTGCGATATTGATTTTGGAACCTGCGAAGTTGAGAACATTATTGAAGCATTTTAAGAAGGAGAAGGGACAATGGCAAGAGAAGAGCTGAAGACAATCGAAGGATGGCACAATAGTGGCTGCAACAGCTGGGATGAATATTGCAAGCCGGGAGATATGGTAGACCAGGGAGTAGCAGACTACTTCCTGGATATCCTTCCACCACGGACAATGACAAGGGATTACTTCCAGGTAGGAGAGCCGCATAGTCATGCAATCAACCCGAAGACGATGAAGAACTGCGGTACATATGCAACATTCGCTGTAAGAGGAAAAGAGATCTGGGAGTATTGCGGAAACTGCTTTCCTCATATGTTTGTAGATGTTGAGAAGTTCAAAAAACGGGACAGTGTGCAAACGTTTTTGCGTGAGACATACAAGCTGCTGTGTGGGATTACACAGGCTCCGAGACCTCATATCTTCTGCGCAGATGGTTTTGAAATGAGCGTCCAGGCTGGAGGTGGATTGTATTGTGAGCCACGGATGAATCTGGAAAGCGGAGAATATGCAGCTTGCGAAGTCGGATACCCAAGTCAGAAAGAAGAGCTGTTGATGCCGTATATTGAAGATCCGACAGAACCGACAAAGGCAGTGTACCCGTATGTGCCAGTTGAAGTGATTGAGCAGGTGATTGAGAAACACGGCGGCTGGTTTGACGCCAGGATTCCATTTGCATAAAGGAGGCGAAACGGTATGAAGAAATTTATGAAGAGCATGAAGAAGTTCTTTAAGACGATGAAGAAGCTGGCAAAGTAGAGGTGCAAGAGTATGAACAAAGCAAAAAACATGACAACCGGGGCAGGATATCTGCTCCGAAGAGAAGATTACAAGAGAGTCAAGAAAATGGATCGGCAGCAATTTGAATCGTTCTGTAAGAATCTTTATATGACGGCATATGAAGAGGGCAGAAAGTCGGTTCCTGGGATTGATATTACGGAAGTGCAGAAAGCAATCAGTGAGACGCCGGGAATCGGAGCGAAGAGACTGGAGGCAATCATGGAAAGCCTCAACAGCAAATTTGCGAAGGAGGAAGATGCGTGATGAATAGAGAAGGACGGACAGTAAACGTCAAAGACTGGGGCCGCCTGGGAGCAAAGAGAGTAGTTTTATACGAAGACAGAGGTGAGCTTAGATTTACGGATGGGTTCCATGATATGAGAATGACACAGGCCAGAATGGAAGCCTTTGTTCCTGGCGGCGATGCAGTTCTGGCGGATGTGTACCGGAGAGTGAGAGGAACCAGAAGCTGGCATCCGGTTGTAAAAGAGCTGAAAAAATTATTGGATGAGATAGGGGAGAAGCGGTATGAAGATTGAACCAAGGAAAGAATCGGACAGAGGCGGTTGGCTGTGTATGCCGTTGTTAGCCAATGTGCCGGAAGGAAAAGAAGGATGGGAAAAGGTGCGTTGCCCGGTATGTGGAGCACTTTGTTGGAAAAGACCGGAGGATGCAGGCGTGATTTACCATAGCAATCTCGACGGAGCGTGTTGTACGTTATGTGCTTTGAAGAAAGGGGCAGGCAGATTATGAAGAGAAGCGAACAGATTGTAGAATTGATGGAGGATGTAAAGAAGATCATCTCACAGATGGCAGTGGTAGATGTATGTGAGGAAGAGAAGAAACCAGTGGAGGTTGGAAAAACCATCATGACAAGCCGGGAGGTGGCAGACATGTTCCAGGAATACCATTCGGTTACATATCGCAGAATCGCACAGTTTATCGTGGAACTGGAACCGATGGAGCAGACAGAGTTCAAAATGGCACAGTTCAAGGCAAGACACCAGGAGTACCCGATGTGGGAACTGACTGAAAAAGCCTGCAAGCTCTATCTGACGAGAATGAAAAGAGATAGATGCTACGGGAAAAAGAAGACCGGCATTGAGAAGATGGAAAAAGAACTTCGCTGTCGGGTAAGTGGCCAGAAACTGGTAGAGGATGCAGAGAGTGGATACAAGGACGTCCGGGAACTGTTCAATCAGTTTATTACCGGTCCGAAGGGCGAAAACCGGGAGATTCCAGAACTGACGCAGGCCTACGAACGGCTGAGAGCGGTTATGGAGGCACAGGTTCCTGGGGCGAAAGCTGATACGGCGATAACATCTGCGGTATACGATGTGGCGATAGAGTCAGAAATGCAGGGGTTCATTTACGGATTTCAGTTGTTCGGAGCGGTTCTGCAGGGATGTGGCAGTTCAAGAAGATGTGCCGGAGAAAATTAAGGGCAGATAGGAGGAATCATGGAAAATAAGTTAGTAAAGCTAAAACCATGCCCGTTCTGCGGCTGCGGAGATAGAAGAGTGGGAATCCGCAGGATGGGTAACAACGGATATAGAATTTGTTGCTCGAAGTGTGGAAGTCTCGGACCTCATGTATCAGTGAAGGACTGGAACGGGCAGAAGGAGCTTGCACAGAAAGAGGCAAGAGAAAAATGGAATGAAAGGGCGTGAGAAAATGGATAGAGAAGAGTTTATGAGAGAGTTGGAAGATATGTTCCAGGATGAGCCGGATAACAATAAACTGAATGCGGTTCTGGACCTTGCGGATGCGTATGCAGAATATGAATACGAGGAAAGAAAAAAGTCTGAAAAAGTGCAATGGGGAAAAGATGTGTGTGCTGCGGCAGGAGAGGATACAGATGAATTTCCGGATCAGGTGTTTGTTTCTATTTCTGAGAAGTTAGAGGATAGAATGCTGGAGAATAACGGCGATCTGGAATATGCAGTAGTGCAGGAAGTTGTAAATGAGTTCTGGGAGCGGGAGGAAGGGAAAGATGCTGATTGTAAGCCAGAATAAAGAAAAGGTGTTGTGGTTCGGAAGAGCCTTTAACGCCCTGGAATATTCAGAACAGGTAAACCACAAGGGAAAGAAGGGAACCGCCAGACACACAATTTGCATATCTGATGGTTGTCTGGAAGAGATTGCAGAGTATCAGACAAAGGAACGGTGCTTGCAGGTGCTGAAAGATTTCTGCGGAGCATATGAAAATGAATGTTATACGGTTGAGTTCTTCGACACTGCGGCCCAGGCAACAAGACCGGCAATGTACAAGAAGAACATCGTGTATGAGTTCCCGGCGGAGTAATGTGAAGGAGGGCGATGATGGAACATAAGATCACAATCATGAAATATCAGACGATGTTTCCGGGGATGACAAAAAAGCTGTTCGATGAGAAAGAGAGATTCTATCAGATTGCAGTCATCAGCATCAGACTGGATGAACTCCAGACAAAAGGCGCGGTACTACAGAAAATGGGAAAACCAACAAAGAGCGGCACTAGAATGACGTTTGCACCGGTGCGGAGTGCTGGAGAGTATGAGGCAGAGATGCAGAGGATTCTGGAAGACGGGAAAAAGCTGGGTCTGAAATTTGAAAAGAAAAAGGAGGAAAAGTAATGGAAAGCAGTGAAGTTGTAAAAATCAGAGTGGAGAATATATATCCGCATCCGGATAATCCGAGAAAAGACCTCGGAGATGTGACAGAGTTGGCAGAATCAATGAAGAAGCATGGAGTCATGCAGAACTTGACGGTTATTCCGGCAAGTGCATTGACGGCAGACCCGGAAGATCAGCCGGATGCCGATAAGGTTTCGGTAATCAGTGATTTCCATGCATTGATAGGACATAGAAGACTGGAGGCGGCAAAATTAGCAGGCCTGGTAGAAGTTCCATGCCAGATTAGAAGCAAGATTTCCCGTAAAGAGCAGGTAGGTATCATGCTGTTGGAGAATATTCAACGTGAAGACCTTACCATCCAGGAACAGGCCCAGGGATTCCAGATGATGCTCGATTTGGGAGATACGGAAGACCAGATTGCAGAAAAGACCGGATTCAGTAAATCAACCGTCCGGCATAGGCTGAATATTGCGAAGCTGGACCAGGAGAAATTGAAAGAGAAGCAGCAGGACGATGCTTTTCAGCTCACATTGAAAGACCTGTACGAACTGGAGAAAATCAAGGATGTAGAGATGCGAAATGAGATTCTGGATAAGGCCAGCAGTTCCAGAGATATTGTGAGCCGGGTTCAGAATGAGATTACAAATGCCAAGAAGAAAGAGAATGCAAAGAAGCTCAAAGCGAAGCTGAAAAAGATGGGAGTAGAGAAAGCACCGGAGCAGTATTCGCAGCAGATGTACAATGGGAAATGGAAAACAGTGATTGAGTTCAACTTAGCAGACGATGTTCCGGATGAAATCAATCTGCCAGAGCAGAAAGGGCAGATGTACTGGTATGAGATGTGGCGAGATTTGAGAATCGTTACGAAAGCTCCGAAGGAAAAAAAGAAGCCGACAAAAGAAGAACTGGCGAAGAAAGAGCAGGAAAGAAAGTCGAAGGAAATAAAAGAGATTTTGAAGGGAAGTGCCTCCAGAAGGAAGGAATTTATTGCCGGAATTATCTCTGGAAAAATCCCGGCTCTTAAAGACGAAAATGCAGCGAGAGAAAAAATCTGGGATGCCCTGGTGCTGATTGGTTATGGTCTGTACGGTTCGGTTGCGAGAGGCTTTTTCTTGGAGGGCGATGAGTGGAAGTACAGTGAAGAAGAGAGAAAGCAGGCAAATGAGACATTCAAAGGATTGAGCATCACACATCAAATGCTTGTGTTTCTGCATGGGTCGATGATTACTGTAGGAGAAACCTATGATTATAGCGGACGCTACGCCAAAGAAAAGGCGGATAAACTGCTGAAAGGGTATGAAGCCCTCGAACTGTTTGGGTGGTTCTTTGAGATGGATGAGGAGAAGCAAGTTCTGGACGGAACAAGTGAGTTATTTGCACCTGCGGAAGAAAAGTAAACTACTGACTTGCCAACTGGCGCAAAGTCGGTTATTATAATAGGAAGAAGGAGCTACAAAGTAGCGGTACATAAGTAGTGAAATGAAGGCACGCCCTCTACATGGGGGATGCGATGTTTATAACAAACGATATGCATATGGACGATGAGGCAGCTGAATAAATTTTACTTGTAAAAATCAATCATATATACTAATATGTTGATTGAAAGTATACCTCTCGATATACATACATATTATGACACCAGGATCCAAATTTGGACCAAGGAGGTTGTGGATGCGGTTGTCGAGATTGTACGAAGAACAGACAGTGAAGAAGGAGTATATCACTATGGTGCTGTGTTTATCGGTATGACAGACACTGATGCACTCAAGATTGATATTTATCAGATTTTCAATGATTTATAAAGTAAAAAAAGTAAATCATCCACATGATATAGTAACCAGTGTACCTGGCTCAAAGAGTATCACAAACAGGGCCCTTTTAATCGCTGCACTCGCAAGCGGGCGCAGCGTTTTAAAAGGGTGTCTTTTTAGTGATGATTCGAGACATTTTATAGATGCACTGATTCGTCTGGGATTTCCGGTTTTGGTGGATGAGGATAAAAGAGAAATAACAATAACAGGCTTTGGAGGCAGGATACCAAAGAATGAAGCTGAGATAGATGTGGGAAGTGCAGGTACCGCTGCGCGTTTTCTTACAGCTCTTCTTGGACTGTCAAAGGGCAGATACCATATAGTGTCCTCTGAGCAGATGAAGAAGCGTCCTATGAAGGATCTGCTTGTATCGCTTGAAAAGCTGGGTGCCCATATTGAGTATGATGAGAACGAATATCATTTTCCTTTTACCATCGGAAATACAGGGGAGTATGCTGATGCTGTTGATATAAACGTAGACAAGAGCAGCCAGTTTTTGAGTGCCCTTCTTATCTCGGCTATGGTGATGGAAAAGACTTTTACGATTAATGTCACAGGAACGCATGGTATGGCATATGTTGAGATGACGCGTCTTATGATGAAGCAGTTTGGGCTTGATGTGATGCAGGACAAAAAGAATAACAGCTTTATTATTCCTAAGAAAGCAGCGTATGAAAGCTTAGACTATGATATAGAGCCGGATGTGTCGGCTGCATGCTATTTTTATGCAATGAGCCCGCTTTTACATGTTAAGTCACAGGTGATGGGCGTGCACCAGAACAGCTTGCAGGGAGATGTGGCATTTCTTGATGTGCTTGCGGATATGGGCTGCACAATTTCCGACGAGGCAGACGGCATAGTGTGTATGCCACCAAAGAATGCTCATATACATGGCGGAAGCTGGGATTTGTCAACATTCTCAGACCAGGCGCTGACACTTGCTGCGATTGCGCCGTTTGCAAATGAGCCTGTAGGAATAGAAGGCATTTCACATATCCGTCTGCAGGAGTGTGACAGGGTAAACGCCATTGAGGAAAACCTGGCGGAATTAGGTGTGAGGGTTGAAGAAACTGAAAATGGCTTAAGGATTTATCCGGCAGAGTGTATTAAGCCTTGTAAAATTAAAACGTATGACGATCATCGCGTAGCCATGTCATTTACTTTGCCGGGGCTTAAGGCAGAGGGGGTTGAGATAATAGATCCTTATTGCTGTCGCAAGACCTTTGAGGATTTCTATGAGGTACTTGAGGAGAGTGTATATTAATAAAGTGTTATTGTTTTCTGCTTATTTGTAAACAGTGCTGCATGGACGATATAAAACGAGCCGAAAAACAAAATTAAT